GCATAGCATCCATAAGTTTTTCTACATCACTTGTATTAAGTCCTCTTTTGGATGGTGTATAATTTTTTTGCTTTTTCAAACTGGCTTTCTTTTTTAACAAGTCCCTTCTTCTGACATAACGCCCCTGACCTGGTGCCCCTGCTGGTTTTCCTTGGAAAGCTCTACTTTTGTTATCTTTGTCTAGTTGCCTTTCCAGTCTTTCTACTTCTATTTCATTCATAAACTTGCCCTCATTAGCAGATGCAGGTTTAGGTCCTTTAAAATCTTTTCGTTTTACACCACTTGGGTCTTTAATTTTACCTGCACAAATCTTTGATGCATATGCATTTGCATAGGCGGAAGGATATACCTTAAATTTTCTTTTGGCGGCAGCTTTACCTCTAGCACATAATTTTGTCATAATTACTCCTTTCAAGTATTATACATCTTGCTATTTGTTATGTCTATTCCTTAAGAGTTCTATGGTTTCTTGTTGTAGTTCTTCTTTATAACTTCCTAATTTACCTTTTCGTGTTTTATAAATAAGACCTCTTCCTCGTAGGTTTATTTTACCCTCTCTCTCTAATTTATACATATTATTAAAATCACAAAACTCAATTGCCTCCCTGTATTTTTCAATATCAACATCTCCAAATACTATTTTCATTGCAGGCCAAAATGCTGTGTAAGGGTTTCTTAACATAAGCTCGTAACAAATTTCATATTTGTATTTCAGTTGTCTTGATTGCCTTGTAAATTCGTCAAGATGCTTTGCTTTATCTAAAACAAACTCATCAATCGTTTTATATTTTTCTGCAACACCAGGAACTCTTTGAATTTGATCGTGATACAAGGATACTAATACATCTAAATCATTTCTTTTTAAAAGTATTCTAACTGTGTCTTTTTCTAACCATTTTTTACCTTGGTCTTCAGCTTCTGGTGAATTACCAAATGTAATGTGACTAAAGATTAAATTTTTTCTTATTGTTTTCGCTCTTTTGGCATACTCATAAAAAATGTAACGACACCAAGTTCTACCAGATTTAGGATAAGATATAAAAAAAATCATTTTACAGTCATTGTTGATTGACCAAACTCTGTTGGAAAAACATTATACGTAATTGTATACCTAGAATGCAAACTTTTATTTTTATTTGTCAAATGTAACATTTTCGCAGGAAAAATTATTAACTTACCTGCAAGGCTAGGTTGTTTATGTATGACAAAAGGTTTAAAATTTTTAACTAAATTTTTGCCTTCTTCATCACACCAATCAAGATATTTAAGCACCCAAGTACCTCCCATACCACCACCCTTAATTCGTTGAGGATAGATATTTACCCATTGATCCATCCAATCATTTAATCTGTAAAACAAAGTATCGCACTCACAAGTGTTCAAATACCATATACAACTAAATACTGTATTGTCGTGGTTATGAGGAGTATGATATTCCCAACATCTCGTTTTGTTTGCATGAGCATTGACTACTTTAAGTTTTTTAATGGAGAAATTGTTTTGTTCTACAATTTCATACATTTTATCCAATACTATTTTGGTTGCCTTGGGTAAATGTTTGTCAACATCCATCTGTAAAGAACTTTGATTTGGTCTAGCATTTGTAGGTTTGTATTTAATATTTTCTGCAAGTTCTAAAGCTTGTTTTGTTAAGTCCTCAGGCATATCATACTCATAAATGTATGAGGGCATGATTTCTATTTTTTTCATTTTTTCTTTTTTTTGACTTTTCTAAATTTTTTTTTCTGAGGAGGGTTTTCAATTTGTTTTGTCATATTACCTCTACTTATAGCCATGGCATGTACCTCGTTTTGTTGTTTTTATCTTTATCTGCGAGTAAAGCTTGTTTTCTTGGATTATCACTGATATACGACACGTGAATCCACCCACTCCTTGGTCCCTCAGACTCTTTGTAAAATTCTAATATTAATTGATCATATTCTAGATTATTTTTTATCCACTCTGCAACCTTTTTATTATCTAAATTTGCGACTTCAATATCAGCTGCTTGACCTTTTGCGTGTTGTGACTTGCCAGAACTACCTATTGCTTCACATAATTTTATTGACCTGTAACCTGAGTTAATTATCACAGGTTCATTAAACCTATCTCGCACTTTTTGTAAAATATTTTCACAAAGGTTTTTGAGATGTAATATTTCTTGTGAGCTTGGTTTGTTTTCAATACCAAGTCTTGTTGCTGTTTGTGATTTTGTAAGTTCGTTAAGGGAAAAATTTTTTGATAATTGCATCGTAAAATGTATCTATTGGAAAACTAAAAAGCATCCACAGACTCCATATTGAAATAAATAAAAAAGTTCCAATACCTAGTATTGCAAAAACTAGAACATCCAAGATAGGAGTAACAATACGCATAGTACAATTACTATACTATCTTTGTTATCCTTGTACAAGTTTTTAATTAATTCGATTTTTTCTTTAACATTGTCTAACATTTCCATCTCCTTCTCGCCTGACAAATTCTTTTGTTAGGTGTTTTTCTACAATTAATATTATGCATTCTTGCTTGTCCTGCACTTCTAGAACAATAAGACTTTCTTCGTTTAGCAGCTTTGCTACCCTTTTTTACTTTACCAGTTACAGCAGTTTTTAACTTGGAGCCAGGGTTTTTGCGTCTATACGCTTTTACCCCAGCTTCAGTCATTCCAGCACCTGACTTTGTAGGCCTATAGTTTTTTTTGTTGCGAGCAGGCATACCACCTTTCGCTAAACCAAATAGGTCTAAATCATCATAGTAACTATTATCCATTGTCAGTATCACCAGTCACTGGTGTAACAAAAACAGTAACAGATGTGACATTTGCTATTGTTAAATGCATATCTGTTTTAAATACAATTCCGTCTAGAGGGATATCTATCTGATATTGATCAGCAGCACTTCCTGCTGGTGTAGTGATAACTAATTTTTGTGTACCACTTGCTCCTCCATCTTTAAATGTAAGAGTTCCCGCAGAGGATGCTCCAACATAATAAATAGATAATAGTCTAGTTCTTCCAGATTGTATTGTGCCTGTTGCTGTTAATGTTTTTGCACCTACATCAGAGTTCATATTTTTCTCCTA